ATGAAACAGGCAACCCCCGACCGCGAATGGTGGACGGCCGAGGCCCTGGCGGCGGCGAGCCTGCCGGACGTGCCGACGAGCCAGAAGGGCGTCGATTTGCTTGCGAAGCGTCTCGACTGGCGGGCGCATCCGACCTATGCCCGCCGCCGCAGCGGGCGCGGCGGTGGCTGGGAATATCACTGGAAGCTGTTGCCGGTGCGGGCGCAGGCCGCGCTGCTGAAGGCGGCCAGCGCGCCCCATCACACCCCGGCGCCGCAGCGGGAGCGGGGCGAGGTCTGGTCCTGGTATGACGGGCTGCCGGAGGCGGTGAAGGCGCAGGCGACGGCGCGGCTGGCGGTGATCCAGAAGGTCGAGGCGCTGGAGGCCCCAATGGGCAAGGCGCTGGCGGTCGATACGGTGGCGGCCGAGGCCGATGTGGCGGCGCGCACGGTCTGGAACTGGTTCGAGGCGATCGAGGGCGTCGATCCGGCGGACCGGCTGGCCTATCTGGCGCCCCGCCATCGTGCCGCCGAGGCGAAGCGCGAGCGGGCGGAGTGCAGTCAGGAGTTCTTGGACTGGCTCAAGGCGGATTACCTGCGGGTGGACGGAGGCAGTTTCAAGGCCTGCTATGACCGGGTCAAGACGCTTTGCAAGACGCGGGGCCTCAAGGTGCTTGCCGATCGCACGGCGCGGCGCTGGATGGATGCTAATGTGCCGCGCGTGACGCAGGTCTATGCACGAGAGGGTCTGAAGGGGCTTGAAAAATGCTTCCCGCCGCAGATCCGCGATCGCTCGACGATGGTCGCGCTCGAAGGCGTCAATGCGGACTGCCACAAGATCGACGTCTTCGTGCAATGGCCCGGCATCGACAAGCCGGTGCGTCCGCAGATCATCGCGTTTCAGGATCTCTACTCCAACAAGATCCTGTCCTGGCGCGTCGATCTGGACCCCAACAAGGTCGCGGTCATGTCCGCCTTTGGCGAGTTGATCGAGACCTGGGGCATTCCGCGGCACTGTCTTTTCGACAATGGCCACGAGTTTGCGAACAAATGGCTGACCGGCGGCACGCCGACCCGGTTCCGTTTCACGGTTCGGGATGATGACGCGCTTGGAGTGCTGCCACAAATGGGCATCCAGGTGCATTGGGCCACCCCTGCGCATGGACAGGCCAAGCCGATCGAGCGGGCGTTCCGCGATATCGCAGATCGTCTGGCGCGGCATCCCGCCTTTGCCGGGGCTTATGTCGGCAACAAGCCCACGGCGAAGCCCGAAAACTATGGGTCGCGCGCAATCCCGCTGGCTGATTTTCTGGCGATCACCGCGCAGGAGATCGCGGACCACAATGCTCGGCCGGGGCGGTTGACGCCCAATGCGAAGGGCCGCAGCTTCGACGACACCTTCGCCGAGAGCTACGGCACCGCGCCGATCCGCAAGGCAACCCCGGAACAGCACCGCCTGGGCGCAACTGATGCCAGAGTGGCAAATCTGCCGCGAGCCGGTGGCCGCATGAGCGCAGTCAACCCGATCTCGCCGGTCGTACAGTTCCTGCCCTATCAGCGGGCATGGATCGCCGACGACAGCCGCTTCAAGATCGGCATGTTTTCGCGCCAGACCGGCAAGACGCGCTGCTCGATGACGTGATGGCCCGCTATCGCGTCGTGCGCGTCCGGATGGACCAGACCGGCATGGGCGAAAAGCCGGTCGAAGATGCCAAGCGCCGTCACGGGCAGCTGCGCGTGGAAGGCATCCTGTTCTCAAGCGCGGCCAAGCTCGACATGGCGACATCGCTCAAGGAGAGCATGCAGGATCGCAAGACCCGCCTGCCTGCCGGGGACCCGGTGCTGCGCGCCGATCTGCATTCGGTCAAGAGCCAGGTGGGGATCTCCGGCACGCGGCGGCTGGTGGCGGATGGCGAGAGCGATGGCCACGCGGACCGGTTCTGGGCGGCGGCGCTGGCCTGTTCGGCCGCGCAGGGGGGCACGCCGACGTACAGCTACCGTCCGGTCAAGCAGGCTGAAGACGCTGGGAAAGGGCTTGGCTTTGGCAGCGCCGAAGGCTGGCGCCGCCCGCTCGGGGCGCGTCTGCGCGGGCGGTTATAAGATGAAGGGGGACTGACCAATGGCGCGTGTTCTGGGGCCTGACGGGCGGCCCGTCGATACGGTGACGCTGCGATCCGAAATCGCGGGCGCAAAGATCGCCACGGTGCGATCGCCGCTCTCGTCCTATCCGGCCGATGGGCTGGAGCCGGTGCGTCTGGCCAATATCCTGCGCGAGGCGGATGCGGGGCATCCGGTGCGCCAGCTGGAGCTGTACGAGGCGATCGAGGAGCGCGATCCGCATTACATCGGCGTGCTGGGCACCCGGCGCCGGTCGGTCAGCCAGATCCCGATCACGATCGAGGCGGCCTCGGACAGCCCCGAGGACGAGGCCCGGGCGCAGATGGTGCGCGACTGGCTTGCCCGGGACGAGCTGACCGAAGAGGTCTTCGACATCCTCGACTGCATCGGCAAGGGTTACAGCTTTACCGAAATCATCTGGGACACCTCCGAGGGGCAATGGATGCCCGCGAAGCTCGAAAGGCGCGACCCGCGCTGGTTCCGCTTCGATCCGCTGACGCTGCAGGAGCCGATGCTGATCACCCAATCGCTGGCCGAAGAGCCGCTGCCCTGGGGCAAGTTCATCTTCGCGACGATCGCCGCCAAGTCCGGTCTGACGCTGCGCTCCGGCCTGACCCGCGTCGCGGCCTGGGGCTACATGTACAAGATGTTCACCCAGAAGGACTGGGCCATCTTCACGCAGAACTATGGCCAGCCCATCCGCGTCGGTCGGTTTTCGCCGCAGGCCACCGAAGAGCAGCAGGAGACGCTGTATCGGGCGGTTGCGAATATCGCCGGGGACTGCGGCGCCATCATCCCCGAAGACATGCGGATCGACTTCGTGGAGTCGGGCAATATCGGGGCCGCGGCCGGGCTCTACAAAGAGCGGGCAGACTGGCTCGATCAGCAGATCTCGAAGGCCGTGCTCGGGCAAACCGCCACCACGGATGCGGTGGTCGGCGGGCTCGGCTCGGGCAAGGAACATCGCGCCGTCCAAAAGGACATCGAAACGGCCGACGCCAAGGCGCTGGCGGCGATCCTGAACCGGGATCTGATCCGGCCCTGGATGCAGCTCAACTTCGGACCGCTGAAGCGCTACCCGCGTCTTAAGATCGAGCAGCCGGAGCAAGAAGACCTCAAGGCCATGGCCGAGGCGATCGTGCCGTTGATCGATCGCGGGCTGGAGGTCGAGCAGGCGACGATCATGGGCAAGTTCGGCTTGCCCGAACCGAAGCCGGGGGCGAAACTGCTGCGGCCGCAGTCTGGCCCGGCGGCCTCTCCGCTCGAAAGCCCGCCACCAGCGCCGTTGAACGGTCAAAGAGCGGTTTTTGAACGGTCTGCGCCCCCCGCGGGGATCACGGCAGCCCTGCAGGCGGAGGGCGCCTCTGCGGCGCAGCCACGCGAGGGGGCGAATGACGCCCCCGCCGCGCTGGCCGACCGTGTGGCGATCGAGGCCCAAGCGCCGATGGAAGCGATGCTGGGCCAGATCGAGGCGATGCTTGAGGCCTCGGGCAGTCTGGAGGAGTTCCGCGCGATGTTGCTGGCCGCGTTCCCGAAACTCGACAGTGGCCCGCTGGCCGGTGTGCTGGCCCAGGCGCTGACGTTGGCGAATGCGACCGGGCGGGCTGATGTCGGGGCCGAGAATGGCTGAGGTCGGCGCCAGCTTCGGCAAGCCCTTCGATCTGCAGCTGGCGGCACTGCGGCTGCGACTGGCCAATCAGGTCGGCACCGTCGCCTGGGACGATCTGGTAAAGTCTCAGCATGATCGCGCCTTTGTCGTGGCCGGAGCCTTGAAGGCGGACTTGCTGGCGGATCTGGCGACGGCGGTCGAGAAGTCGATTGCCCAGGGCACGACGCTGGAGGAGTTCCGGCGCGACTTCCGCGCGCTGGTCGCGAAGCATGGCTGGCACGGTTGGACCGGTGAAGGCTCAGCCAAGGGTGAGGCGTGGCGGACCAAGGTGATCTATCGCACCAACTTGGCCACGAGCTATGCCGCCGGGCGGTGGGCGCAGCTGATGTCGATGCCCTATCTGATCTATCACCACGGCAACGCCCGCGAGCCGCGGCCGGAACATCTCGCTTGGGACGGTCTGGTGCTGCCGCGCGATCACCCGTTCTGGCTGACCCATGCCCCCATCAACGGCTGGGGCTGCACCTGCTACTTGTCGGGGGCCAGATCCCCGGAGGCCGCGCGGCGGCGGGGCGGTGATCCGGACAAGGCTTTGCCCGCCGGATGGGATGCGATCGATCCGCGGACCGGCGCGCCCGTCGGCATCGACAAAGGATGGGACTATGCGCCCGGGGCGTCGGTCGCGCAGGAGCTGGCGGGGGTCGTCGAAAAGAAGACTGCCACGCTGCCGCCGCAGATCGCTGCAGATTTCAAGGACAGCGTGAAGTCAATCGTGCGGGCTGACGACGATCCGGCAGCCCAAAGTCCGAAAACGCCGGATGAGGCGATTACGCGCGGCAAGGAGGTGCTGACCCGGCTGCGCGCGCAGGCTACCAATTTGGCCGCAGCTGAACAGGCCGGTGACCTGACGAGCGCAGCGATGGCGCTGCAGGATGCCGTGCGCGCCGAGCTTCGCAAGGCGCGACCGGTCGGAGAGGTGTCCATCGCCCTTGTCCCTGGATCGCGCAAGCAGGCCAAGGAGGTGATGCAATCGGTTGCCGATGTCATGCCGTCGGACTGGGTGCAGGCGGCAAATGCGATCCCCCTGAAGGTGCATGTCTCCGAAACCAAGCGCGGCGGATACCTGCCTGGAAACCCGCCGCAAATCACCACCTCGGACTCGAGTACGGCGGTGCACGAATATCTGCACCATCTGCAGGCGGTGTGTCCCGACCTTGACGCGCTGTTCCAGGATCTGCACCGGCAACGCACCAAAGGCGAGCCGCTGGTCCAGATCCGCAGGGGCGAGTGGGCGCGAAAAGACCATTATTACAACGCCTATCAAGGGCGCGAATATGCCTTCGCCAAACCAAACCCGGCGCTGGAAATGCTGACGATGGCGCTGCAGCCGGTTCTGGGGACGGACTTGAAGGCAATTAAAATGTTGCAAGAAATGATGAAGCAGGACCCCGAGATGCTTGAAATGGCGCTTGGCGTGCTTTTCTATTGGAAAGTGTGAGGTCAAAGTGTCCAAAACCCGTGTCATCGCTGTTCATGACCACCCGCGCGGACCGGGGCGGATGGAGTTTGACATCGACTTTACAACGGGCAAGATCGACGGACTGGTTACCGATGCGGCGCAAGAACCTTACTGCCGCTCGATCCTGAAGTTCATCTCGGATCATCCGCACGAACCGGCGCATTTCCCTTGGCAGCAAAGCTACCCCGCTCCCAATCCCCTGCATGTGCCGAAGTCGCTGGCGCTGCAGTTGCAGTCGTGGGGCTTTGCCCTTGAAGGCGAGCTGGCGAAGTACCCGGCACCTGATCCTGATCCTCTGCCCGACGGCGCACTGTCGTGATCAGCATCGAATTCCGCGACGGCGAAATCCTGGCGGGCATCGACCGGCTGCAGGATCGGCTGGGCGACATGACCACGTTCATGAGCGATCTTGGCGAGCTGCTGGTGGCCTCGACCAAGGCGCGATTTCCGGCGGGTACGGCGCCGGATGGCACGGCCTGGGCGCCGAACTCACCGGTCACGCTCGCCCGCAAGACGGACAGTCGGCCGCTTTTTGGCACGTCCGGCAGCCTCAACAGCCAGATTTTCGCGACGCCCGGTGCTGATTTCGTGCGCGTCGGCTCGAACCGTGTGCAGGCCGCGATGATGCAATTTGGCGGCTCGACGTCGGTCTTTGACCACCTTTGGGGGGACATCCCGGCGCGGCCCTATCTCGGCCTCTCGGACGAGGACAAGGAAAACATCCTCGCCGAAACCCGCGATTGGCTATCGGGCGCGTTTACCGGCGATTGACAGCCCCCCCATTGCCCGCGCAGGCTGCGCGGGACAGGCTTGATCTGACCACCCCGCAAGGTGTTGCGGATTATTCCGCCCCGTCTTTGCCGCCATTGTGTCGGCATGACGCACAAACCCTCCACCTCCCTCGCGCTCTGCGCTGCCCAGCCGCTCCCCGAAGGGGATGCGCCCGAGTGGGTGCATCTGTTGCCCTCGGCCGGTGGCACGATCGGCACCCATGACGGCCGCGGCCCCTATCGGGTCACCGACCCGGTCGAAATCATCGCGGCGTCTCTGCAAGCCGATGCCCGCGACGCTGGCGGGCTGATCATCGACGAAAACCATGCGGCAGATCTGGCTGCCCCGCTCGGGCTGCCGTCGCCCGCGCGCGGGCGGATCGTCGGCATGGAAGCCCGCCCCGACGGTGTCTGGGGGCAGGTCGAATGGAGCCCGATCGGCGCCGCGCTGCTGGCAGAGCGGGCCTATCGCGGGATCTCGCCCGTCATCATCTACGCCGCCGATGGCACGGTGCGCCGGATCGCCCGGGCCTCCCTGGTCAATTACCCCAACCTGCGCGGCCTCGTCGCGCTCAACTCGGAGTCCGACATGGATCTGACGAAACTGGCGCGCGCGCTCGGCCTGGCCGAAACCGCGACGCTCGAAGAAATCATCGCCGCGGTCGAAGCCCTGACCGGGGCGAAAGGCAAGGCGGAAGAGGATGTAGCCCTGCAGTCCGAGCTGGGCACGATCCTGGGTGTCGATGGCAACCGCGACGCGCTGATCGCCGCCACGCGCCTGGCGGTCTCTGGCAAGGACACGCTGATCGCGCTGCAGGCGCAGGTGACGGCGCAGGCGGCCGAGCTGAAAGGCATCCGCGACGCCGCGACCCGCGCCACGGCCGAGGCCTTCGTGGATGGCGAGATCGCCCGCAAGCGGGTCGGGTTGAACGCCGCCAACCGGGGCGAGTTCGTCGCGCTGCACATGTCGCAGCCCGAGACGGCGCGCAAGCTGATCGAAGGCATGCCGATTGCGGGCGAGACCCACACCGCGCAGCTGCCGAGCGCGATCAAGACCGGCGGCGAGTTTTTGTCGCTGAACGCCGAACAGCAGGGGCGCGTCCTGCATGACAAGGCGAAGGCCTTCCAGACCGAGCAGGCAGGGAAAGGCCTGACCGTCACCCTGATCGACGCCATCCAGCATGTCAAAAAGGAGATGCGGCTGTGATCCCCACCCTGATCCGGGCCTATGAGGCCAGCGCCGCGATCGGCCCCTACAAGATCGCCAAATTCTCGGACGCGGCGGCCAGCACCAAGATCGGCCCGGCCGCCGCCAACACCGATCCGGTGCTGGGCGTGACCGGCCAGTTCGGCGGTGCGGCGGGCGACATGGTCGATATCACACAGTCCGGCATCGGTCAGGTCACGCGGGGCGGCACCGTCACCGCGGGCGCCGAGCTGACCGCGGATGCCAACGGCAACGCCATCGCCGCCGTGCCCACCGCCGGTGTCTTCATGAGCGTCGTCGGCAAGGCGCAGGCCCCCGGCGTGGCGGGCGATGTCATCGAAATCCTGGTCGGTCCGCGCGCGTTCTACCGCGGCGCCGGATCCCCCAACAGCAAGAGGTTCCCATGGCCACCAGCCGCCCGTTCATCGTCGATGCCACGCTTACCGCCGTGGCGATCGGCTTCAAAAATGGCTCCGCGATGCGGATTGCCGACAAGGTCCTGCCGCGCCTGCCGGTCTCGGCCGAAAAGTTCAAGTACACGGTCTATCCGATCAGCGAGGCCTTCAACACGCCCGACGCCCGCGTCGGTCGCAAGGGCGCGGTGAAGCAGCTCGAATTCACCGGCACCGAAGTGACCTCGGACGTGGCTGATTACGGTCTCGACAGCCCGATTCCGCAATCCGATATCGACGCTGCGAATGCCGCCAAGGCCGAGGGCCGCACGATCTATGACCCCGAGGCCCACGCGGCCGAGATGCTGACCGAGACCATCGAGAACATCCGCGAACTGCGGGTCGCGAACATGGTCTTCAACGCGGCCTCCTATGCGGCGAGCCGCCGGATCACGCTGTCGGGCACGTCGCAGTTTTCCGACTATGCGAACTCGGACCCGATCGGCGTGATCGCGGCCGGGATGGATGCGACCCTGGTCTATCGCCCGAACACCGTCGTGATGGGCCGCGCGGTCTGGTCGAAGGTGTCCTCGCACCCGAAAATCGTCAACGCGGTCAAGGGCAACGTGTCGAACCAGGGCCGGATCTCGATCGAGCAGTTCAAGGAGCTGCTGGCGGGCGACGGGATCACCGAGGTCTTGGTGGGCGATGCTTGGGCGAACACCGCCAAGCCTGGCCAGAACCCGGCGCTGGCGCGCACCTGGGGCAATCACCTGGCGCTTTTGCACCTCAACCCGCTGGCCTCGGTCGAGCAGGGCGGCATCACCTTCGGCTTTACGGCGCAGTTCGGCGACCGGCTGGCCGGGCGGATCGAGGATCCGGACATCGGGCTGCAGGGCGGTTTCCGTATCCGCGTCGGCGAGCGGGTGCGCGAGCTGATCTCGGCGCAGGACGTCGGCTACTTCATCCAGAACGTTATCGCCTGATTGGCCTGATGCGACCGCGGCATGGCGCCAAGGCGCCGTGTCCCCATCCAGAGGAGAAGATGATGGCGAAGAAGCCCGAACCCACCCCCGAACCCGATACGGTCACCGCCCAGGTGATCGACGCCCTCGACCATGACCGCACGGTCTATGGCCCCGGCGACACCGTCGATCTGCCGCGGCCCGAAGCGCTCAAGTTGCGCGGGCTTGGCGTCGTGACTTTCGACGCGGCGGCGACGGACCCCGCGCCGCCCGCCGAGGCCACCTGAGATTTGAGGCAGCGAGCAAACGTCCTCCCTCAGCGTGAGGCCGCAAGGCCAGGCAACAGCGCAAAAACGCGGGCGTGACAGCCGGGAGAGCACCGGCACCACCCTTCAGGATCGGCCCCATGACCTATGCGACGCAACAGCAGATGATCGACCGTTACGGCGCCTCGGCGCTGGTGATGCTGACCGACCGCGCCGAGATCGCCACCGGCGCGATCGATGCGGCGATGATCACCCGCGCGCTGGCCGATGCCGATGCGACGATCGACGGCTATCTGGCCCGCCACTATGCGCTGCCGCTGGCCACCGTGCCGCCGCAGCTGCCGCCGATCGCGCAGGTGCTGGCCTTTTGGTCGCTGCACCTGACCGAGCCCGACGCCAAGACCAAGGCCGATTACGACACCGCCCAGCGGATGCTCAGGGATATCGCCGATGGCCGCGTCAAGCTGGCCGTGGCGGGGGCCGAGCCGCAGACCACGGCGGCAAGCGGCGTGCGGATGACCGACCGGCCTCGGCCGCTCTCGGCCAGCACGATGACGGGCTTCATCTGATGGCGGAGGTGGATGACATCACCGCCCGGCTCAAGGAGCGCGTGCCCGGTCTGGGCGGGCGTGCCTGGGGCGCGGCCGAGTTTGGCGCCCTGACCGCCACGGGCCAACTGCCGCAGGTGACCCCCGCCGCCCATGTCATCCCGACCGGGATCAAGGCCGGGCCGACCGCGCCCCGCACCGGGGCCTATGTCCAGTCGATCGACCGCCTTTATTCCGTGGTGCTGACCGTCAAGGCCGGGGATGCCTCTGGCGCCCGGGCGCTGCCGGTGATCGGCAGCTTGATCGACGCGATCATCGTTGCGCTGGCGGGCTGGGACTGGGGCGGCCGCGTCGGCGTGATGACCTTCCGCGGCTACACCCTGGCACGCGCCGTGGGGGGCGCCTTCGTCTACGACATCTCGTTCTCGATCACCGATCAACTGAGGATCATCCCGACATGAGCAAGAGCAAGGCCCCGGCCGTCCCGTCCGTCCAACCCTACCCCGATCGGGGCGGGTCGTTCGTCCTCGATGAGGGCAGCATGACCCTGACGCCCGTGCCCAAACCCGGCGAGGCGGCGGATGACACCCCCGTTCAAGCCCCCGTTGAAACCGGGCTTGAGCCCACCCCCGAGCAGGAGCCGCAGTGATGTCCGACCGTCTGACCCGCCGCGCCGCCGTCATGGCGAAAGTCGAAGCCGTCTACGGCACGGCCGAAACGAACTTTGCGGCCACCGATGCGGTGCTGCTGGTCAATCCGCCGTCCTTTGCGATCGAGCCGGACAACGTGCCGCGCAATCTGGCGCTGCCCTGGCTTGGCAATTCGGAGGAGCTGCCCGCCACCCGCCGCGCCCGGCTCAAGTTCGACGTCGAACTGGTGGGCTCGGGCACGCCCGGCACTCCGCCCGCTTGGGGCAAGTTCCTGCGCGGCTGCGGCTTTGCCGAGACGATCGTGGCGGGCAACCGGGTCGAGTATACGCCGGTCAACACGGGCTTCGAGGGGCTGACCTTTCGGTTTTTCCGCGACGGCGTGCGGTATGTGGCGCGCGGCGGCCGTGGCACCGTCAAGCTCAATCTGGCCGCCTATGCGGTGCCCACCGCCTCGTTCGAGTTCCAGGCTTTCGACACCCTGGCGGTGCCCGCCGGGGTGCCCGCGATCGACCTTTCGGCCTTCATTTCGCCCGAAGTGGTGACCGATGCCGCTTCGGGCGACATCCGGCTGGGCGCGACGCTGGCCACCGGGACGATCAGCGGTGGCCAGGTGCTGGCCTCCAAAGGCCTCACGATCGACATCGGCAACAAGGTCTCGCATCGCAAGATTTTGGGCGGCGAGCAGATCCGGATCGGCGACCGGAGCGTGTCCGGACAGATGGCAGTCGATCTGACGGCCGAGGACGAGATCACCTGGCGCAGCGACATCAATGCGGTGGCGCTGACCTCGGTCGCGTTCCAGCACGGCACGGCCGCGGGCAAACGGATCGCGCTCTTCGGCGGCCGGGTGCAGCGGACCAATCCGCAAGCGATCGACGATGACGGGTCCGTGCTGATCCAAAGCGATCTGCGCTTCCTGCCCGGCCCGACCGGCGCCCCCGAAATCACCATCATCGCGAGGTAATCCCATGTCCAATTCCGAAGACCTCGAAGCGCTCTTCCCCGGGCAGCGGCACATCACCATCGCGGGCGTCGCAGTTGCGCTTGGCCCGCTCAAGGTGCGCCAGTTCGGGGCTTTTTCCAAGGCGGCAGAGCCCTTTGCGGGGTTCGTCATCGGCGGCGATTATCTGGCGGCCGTGGTGCAGCACCCCGCCGCCGTCATCGCCGCGCTGGAGATCGCCACCGGCCAGCCCGCGGCGGTGTTCGAGGACATGACCTCTGACCAGGTGATGCAGGTCCTGGCCGAGGTGATGGAGATCAACCTGCGTTTTTTCGCCGAGCGCCTGCTGCCGGTGCGGGACCAGCTGCGCGAGCGGATGCAGGCGATCACGAAAGCCTCGATTGGGCAACCGCCGTCGCCCGCCTCGTCCGCTGGGGACACGACCTTGCCGCCGTCGGAGAGCTGACGGTCGATCAGGTCGAGGTCCTGATGCGCGGCCATCGCGCGGTGGACGAGATCGAGCATCGCAATCTGGTGGCGGCGATCCGCGCCGCCTTTGCCGAGACCCAGCCGCGTGCGGCCGCACCCCGGCCCGGCGCCCCCATCGACGGCGATATCCGCTACCTCTGAGGACCCCAAATGACCGACATGGTTGCAGCCTTCGAAATCCGTGCCAAGGCCGATCAGGCCAAGGCCGAGATGTCGCAAGTGCGGGGCGAAATCGAAAAGACCGGGACCGCTGCAGAGCAGGCAAGCACCAAGGGCAAGCAGCTCGGCCCGGCGCTGGTCGAGCCGCTGCGCAACCTCAGCCCGGCGCTGGCGCCCGTGGCGCCGGGGATCCGCCAGATCGGCGAAGAGCTCGACAATCTGCCGCCGAAGGTGCTGCCGCTGCAGCAAGAGTTCGGCAACCTTGGCACGGCCGCCGGAACGGCCGGAACGAATGTCAGCTACATGGCCAAGCAGTTGGCATTCCAGTTCAGCCAAGTCCTGCAAATGGGTCAAGCGACTGGCAATTACGTGCAGGCACTTGCCATCCAGATTCCAGACATGGCGATGGGCTTCGGTACGCTTGGCATTGCGGTCGGCGCCGTTGCCGGTGTGTCGCTGCCGCTGCTGGTCAACATGTTCACCGGGGCGTCGACCGGCGGCAAGGAGCTTGAGAAAACCGTCTCCGAAACCAATGAGGCCTTCGACGCCTATGCGAGATATGCCGAGATTGCGGCGATGCAGACGCTGGAGCTGAAGGAGAAGTTCCACGGCTTCGCTTCCGAGGTGCAGGGGTTTGCCGGGTACATGAAGGGCCTGGAAACCAGTAAAGCCCTTGATGGGCTAAGCGATTCGATCGATCCCCTGAAGGGGCAGCTGCTCGGCATCCAACAGACGTTCGCTGAGCTGACCAAGGCGCAAGCGGCGCTCGAAAATGCGCAAAGCAACCCCATGGCGAGCTCGGAGCAGGTGCTGCTTTACGCGGACAACGTCCGGATGCTCCAGGAGGAAGCCGATGCGGCGGCCGCCAAACTCGGTATGTCCGCCGAAGAGGCGCGCCAACTTGCGGATGCCATGGATGACGTCGGGGCCTCGACGTCTTTCGTCGACATGGCAGCGTCGGCATCTACCGCGCTCGCCATCATTCAGCAGATCTACCCGTCCGCCGAAGATGTTCCTGTGCCGCTGCGCGATGCCGTCGCCGCGCTGGCCGACATGCAGCGCCGCGCGGCCGAGGCATCGGACAGCCTGACCGTCGCGCAGACCATGGGCGATGCGCTGATGACGGCGCTCGATTCGGCGGCGGGGGCCGCGTCGATGCTGGGGGCCAGCGTGCCCGGTGCCGGGTGGCTGGACGGGGCGATCTCTGGTGCCTCGCGACTGGCCTCGCAGCTTTGGGATGCGGCCAAGGCCCGGGCGGCCGCAACGGACACCGCTGCACCGATGTCCGATGACCGGCGCGAAGCCATTGTCGACAACCGTCGTGGCGTCCATGACGGCACCGGGTACACCCGCGACCGGCTGCGCGCCGAAGCCCGCCGCGGGGCAGCCGGGGGCGGGGGCGGTGGTGGATCTGTCGATCGCGATAGCTTTGACGCGCTGACAAAATCCGCTCAGGACGCCCTGGCGGCCATGGACCTGGCCATTGCCGCGATCCACGAAAAAGTCGCGCTGGGGCTGATGTCCACGGCCGAGGGCGAGGAGGCGATCTCGCGCGCCAAGGACCGCGCCGCGGCCTCGATCGCCGAGCTGATCCCGAAGATGCAGGCCGCCAATGACGTCTCGGGCGATCAGGCGGCCAAGGCCGTCGAAAAGTGGCGGCTGGAGGTGCGCGGCCTGGCCGACGACTATGACGACGTCAATGACAAGATCTCCGAGTCGGCCAAGAAGGCCGCGCAGTCGAGCCTTTACGACTGGATCCGCAGCGCCAAGGGCGGCAAGGATGCGATCAGCGATTTCGGGCAGCATGTGCTGGACACCTTCGCCCGCATCGCGTCGCAGCGCATCGCCGATGCCGTCTTCACCCCGATCATCGACAGCCTGGTCGGCGCGGTCTTCGGTCCGACGGCCGTGGCGGCAAACGCCAAGGGCGGCGTCTATTCCGGGGCGGGCATCTCTGCCTACAGCGGCACGATCGTCGATCGGCCGACGCTCTTTGCCTTTGCCAAGGGCACGGGGTTGATGGGCGAGGCCGGTCCCGAGGCGATCTTGCCGCTCGATCGCGATTCGACGGGCAAGCTCGGGGTGCGGGCCTCCGGCGGCGCGGGCGCTCCGGTGACGGTCAACGTCTACAACAATGCCCCCGGCACCAAGGCCACGACGGTCGAGCGGCAGGAGGGCGGCGCCCGGATCATCGACGTGATGATCGATCAGATCCGCGGCGTGATCGCCGAGGACATCGCCACCGGGCGCGGGCCGCTGCCCGCCGTCATGGCCGGGACCTATGGTCTGGGCCGGGTGGGGAGGTGACGATGCGCCGCTGGCCCGATGTGCTGCCCACCCCGTCATTTCCCGGCTTCGGCCTGACGCCTTATGACGCCGTGCTGCGCACCGACTTCGATGTCGGCGCGGCCCGCGTGCGGCGCACGACCCTGGCGCGGGCCGACAAGATCAGCTGCGCCTGGATTTTCTCGGACACCGAAATGGCGGCGTTCCGCGCCTGGTTCGACGATCTGCCCGTGTCGGTCGCGGGCGACAGTGACGATCTGCGCGGCTGGGATGCGTCGGCCGCGACGCTGACCATCGCCCCGCTGACCGGCCCGGACGGATGCCTGGCGACCCGGATCACCCAGACCGGCGCCGTGGCATCGCATGGCGCCAGCAAGGGCTTTCCGGCGCTGGCCCGCGACTCCGTCGGCGTCGTGGTCTGGCTCTCGATTGCCTCGGCCGCCACCGGCCATGCCAGGATCAGATGGACGGATCGCGCGGGTCTGTCGATCGACGTCACCCTCGATCTGGCCAGCGGCGCGGTCACGGACGCGGCCGCCGTCGTCAGTGCCGTCACCGCGCGGGGCGCGGGCTTCTGGCGACTGCGGCTCGACCTGTCCACCGGCATCGGCGCGGCTGATCCGCGGTTGGCCCTGATCGTGATGGCGAGCGCCGCCACGGAAGAGTTCGGCGGGGCCGGGCGCAGCATCGATGTCTGCGAGGTGATGGTGCGCGCGCGGACCGGCTTTGACCTGTTCGTGCGCTCCGGCGCCGACGGACGCGCCTTGGGGGCTGCGGGCGGATCTGCCTGGGCCGAGATGCCGATCGCCACTGGCGGCGGCTTTTCGTTTGTCGAGACCCGCTTCGTCGGTCCCTGGAGTGCCCAGGGCGGCGCGGGGCTCGAATGGTCGGTCACCGCCACCGTGGAGAGCCGCAATGCCTGATCCCGCCATGAGCGCCGCGATTCGCGAGGCCTATGCCTCGGCCCCTGTCGGTCAGGTGATCTGGGAGACCCTGGAGATCTGGCATCCGAGCTGGACCGTGCCGATCCGCGTCGTGCGGGATCGGGTGGCGCTGGATGCCCGAATCGAGGCCACGGCCGCGCGCAACCCGGGCGAGGTCGTCACCTTCGTTCCGTGGGCGTTCGACTTCGTGCCCCCCGATCTGTCGCGCGCGGCTCCGCCGCAGGCGCGGCTGGAGATCGACAACGTCTCGCGCGAGATCGGGCGGCAGCTCGATGCGGCGATCATGGCGGGCGATGTGACGCTGGTGATCTGGCGCACCTATCTGTCGGGCCACCAGCTCGACGGCCCCGAGCATCTGCCGCCGGTGCAGATGGAACTCAAGACCGTGACCGAGGGGCCGCTGCGGGTCACCGCCACGATCGGCTTTAGGGACCTTCTGAACGCTGCATTTCCGGCCCTTGAATACGAGGCCGAAACCTTCCCGGGGCTCGTGCCATGAAACACTGGGCAGCAAATTACGTCGGGGCCGAGGCGTCTGACTGCTGGGCCTTTGCCCGCCAGGTCTGGGCGGAGCGGTTCGGGTTGCAGGTGCCGTCGATGCCCTATGATCCGAACGATCCGCGGCTGGTGCGGCGGGCCTTCGGCGAGGCGCCGCAGCATGGCTGGGAGCAGGTCGAGGCGCCGCGCGAAGGCGACGCGGTGCTGATGACCAAAGGCATCCGGCCCTGCCACATCGGCATCTGGATCGAGGCCGAGAGCCGCGGTTGCCTGCATTGGGTCGAGAGGACCGGCGTGGTTTTTACCACCCGGGCCATGCTGCGCGATCTGGGCTATGGGGTCTGCGGATACTGGCGTCATCCGGCGCTGGGAGGCCGCGCATGAGGGCCGTCTGTGTCATCGTCCGCAATCCGCTCGATCCGCTGCGCTCGCGCGAGGTCGCGGTCCTGCGCCGCCGGGTGTGAATCCGGGCGCTGGCGCCGCGGGACGTGCCGGTCGTTGCGATCCTCAACGGGCGCCCGGTGCTGCGCGCCGAGTGGCGGCGCAAGCTGGCGGAAGGCGATCAGCTGGTCTTTGCCGTCCTGCCCGCAGGCGGGGGCGCGGCTCGAACCCGCTGCGCACGCTGCTGATGATTGCGCTCGCGGCGTTCGCCACCCCGCTCAGCGGGATGCTGTTTGCCAATTCGACATGGTCGGTGCTTGGCCTCTCTGCCACCCAGATCGGGGCTGCGGGGATCTTGATGCTGGGCTCGATGGCGATCAACGCGCTGTTCCCGATCCCGCGGCCGTCGCAATTGCCGAGCCCGTCGCCGACCTATCAGCTCGATGCCCAGGGCAACTATGCCCGCCTGGGCGCGCCGATCCCGGTGCAATACGGGCGGCTGCTCGCCTATCCGGATCTGGCGGCCCAGCCCTATACCGAGTTCGCGGGCAATGAGCAGTATCTGTATCAGCTGCTGTGCCTCGGCGCGGGAGACTACGACATCGAGGAGATCCGGATCAAGGACACCGCGATCGACGCCTTCGCCGAGATCGAGACCGAGATCATCCCGCCGGGCGGCACTGTCACGCTGTTTCCGACCGCCGTGGTGATGTCGGAGGAGGTCTCGGGCCAGGAGCTCGCAGGGTCCAGGGCCGGGACCTATGTCCGGTCCGGCACCACGATCACCGTGGCAGAGGCCGCCCATGGCCGGGCCACCGGGCAGATGGTGATGCTGATGTTCCCCTATCCGGCGCCCGCCGCGGGGGTGCGGGCGGTGACGCCGACCGGGCCGGGCACGATCACCGTGACGGCGCCCGACGGGTCCGGGTCCGGCACCGTTACCGGCAGCTGGACGGACACCCGCGGCGAAGGTGACGTCTACAGGACGTTCAGTGGCACCTGGGTCTGGTCCGGCACCACGATCACCATTACCGGACCGGCCGCCCCGGAAACGTCCATCGGACACCCCTTTCTCTCGGCTGGCAGCTTCGTGCCGCCGATAGCCACGGACGTCGATCTGACCTTCGTCAGCCTGACCGGGCCGAGCGAGGTGCTGCAGATCGCCGCGATGCCCGATGACAACAGCTTCACCGTCACCTCGTCCCTGTCGATCGGGACCTCTGGCAGCGTCATCATCCGCGACATGCTGGGCGGGGCGGTCGGATTTGTCAGTGCCCCGGCCGACACGATCACGCGCCATATCGGCGTCGATCTCGTGTTGCCCTACGGCCTGTTCGCGGGGGCGAGCGGGTCGCTCGAAACCAAGAGCCTGACGGTCACCTTCGAGGCGCGTGCGATCGATGATCAGGGCCAGCCGGTCGGGGAGTGGCAGGTGCTTGGCACGCGCACGATCACCGACCGCACCAACATGCCAATCCGGCGGTCCTACCGGTTCGCGGTGGCCCCCGGTCGCTATGCCGTGCGGGCAGTGCGCGACGACGCCAAATCGACCAGCACCTCGGACGGGCATGTCGTGCTCTGGGCCGGGCTGCGGGCCTATCTGCGCCAGCCGCAGAATTTCGGGCCGGTGACGCTGATCGCCGTGCGGATGCGGGCCACCAACAACCTGTCGATGCAGGCGTCACGGCAAATCGCGGTCTTGGCCACGCGCCGTCTGCCGGTCTGGACCGGCACCGGCTGGACCGCCCCCGTCGCCACGCGTTCGATCGCCTGGGCAATCGCGGACGCCGCCCGCAACGCCGATTACGGCCCCGGCATGGCCGATGCCGAGATCGATCTGGATGCGCTGCTGGATCTGGATGCGATCTGGGCCGCCCGTGAGGACCGTTTCGATGCGCGCTTCGACCAGCCCGGGACCTGGTGGGACCAGATCCAGAAAATCGCCCGGGCGGGCCGGGCCGCCTGTTTCGTCCAGGGCGGCGTGTTGCGCACGGTGCGCGACGGCCCGGCCTCGGTGCCGACGCTGCATTTTTCCGAGCGCAACATCACCCGCGGGTCGTTTGCGGTGGACTATCTGATGCCCACCGCGGACACGGCGGACACGATCCTGGCAAGCTATTTCGACGCGACATCCTGGTCCGAGCAGACGGTGCGCTGCCGGATCCCGGGCAGCCGCGCCCCAAAGGCGGCCAAGGTGCAGCTGTTCGGCGTCACCGGCCGCGATCAGGCCGTGCGCGACGGCACCTATCTGGCCGCCGCCAACCAGCGCCGCCGCCGTATCGTGCGCTTCGACGTCGAGCTGGAGGGCCGCATGCCGATGATCGGCGAGCTGATCTCGGTGCAGCATTCCATGCCCGCCTGGGGCGCGCAGGCCGAGGCGCTGGACTGGGATCCGGCCGCGCGGCTGCTGACAGTGTCGGAGCCGATGACATTTGCCCTGGGCGGCACCCATCATCTCGGGTTGCGCCGCCCCGACGGATCGCTTTGCGGTCCGATCGTCGTCACGGCCGGGTCGTTGCCCGAGCAGATCGTCCTGGACGAGGCGCCGGATTTCGAGATCGCGACCGGCCCCGGGATGGAGCGCACGCAGATTTCCTTCGGCGTCGGCACCACCTGGGCGGTGCTGGCCAAGGTCGCCGACATCAAGGCAAAATCCCTCACTGAATACACCCTTCAAGCGGTCGTTGAAGACCCGTCCGTGCACACCGCCGAAGACGGCACAGTCGCCCCGCCGGTGGTCTGGTCGCAGCTGCCATCGCGGGCCACCCGGCCGGTCGTGCGCGGCCTGATCGGGCGCCGATCGACCGACAGCCTGACCAAGGCGGTCTTCGCCTGGCAACCCGCGGCGGGCGCCGAAAGTTACCAGATCGAGATGGCCGAGGGCGACGATCCGGCTGCCGATGATGTCACCTGGACGCGGGTCGGCGACACCACCTCGACCGCCTATGCCTGCGATATCCTTTATCCCAACCGCACGATGATCCGGGTCCGCGCGATCGGTCTGACCGCGGGTCCCTGGGTGACCACCACTCTGGGCGCCCTGATCCCTGATTTCTGGCTGGCCGATGCCGCGCCGTTCTGGCTTGGCGACGCCACCGCATTCTGGAGCACCTGACATGGCAACCCCGCTGCCGAGCACCGCAACCCTGACCACCCCGCCGTCCAGCCACGCGGCAATGCGGACCAACCTGGCCAATCTGCGGTCGTATCTGGCCGGGCTGCTGGGCGCCGATGGCGAGACGGCGACGGCGCTTGCAACGCTGGGCGCGGTGCTGGCGCGCTATCGCACCGAAGCGGCCGCCACGACGGTCGCCGTCACCGATCGCGGCACGTTCTTCAGCTGCACCGGGATCTGGGCGCTGACATTGCCGAGCGCCGCGGCCGCCGGTGCGGGCTGGTGCATCGTGGTCGCGGCCTCCGGGGGGGCCAGTATTACCCTGACACCCGCCGGGTCGGACCTGATCGCCGGGCTGGCGGCCTATGACATCGCCTCGTATCGTACCGTCATCGTGATCTGCACCGGCACCGGGTGGCGGATTCTGCGCTTCCTGCCTCAGACGCTCGCCGCGAAAACGATCCTGGGCAACAACGCCGCGGCGGGGGGCGAGGCCAAGGAGCTGACCGCCGCGGATGTGCTGGCGATGCTGCCGGTCGTCACCGCGCTTGGCGCGGGGCTGGCTCCCGCCACGGGTGGGGTCGCGGGGGCGTTCCTGCGCTCTGACGGCACCTCGACTGCTGACAATCTGGTGCTGATGGATGCGACCCAGACCATCGCTGGCACCAAGCGGTTTTCGGCCAGCGGCGCGTTCGTTCTGCAGCCCCGCGCGGCCGATCCCGCGTCACCCGAGTCGGGGCAGATCTGGCAGGACGGGACGCACCTCAAGGCCTACATCAGCAGGGCGGTGCGGGTGCTGGACGGGCAGGCGGACATCCCGATGCTGGTGCCTCCTGCCGGTCAATATGTGATGACGACGCTGGGCGCTGGCGGCACCGCGCTGGAGGTCGCGGCCGGGATCGCCAATTCGATCGACCTTTATCCCTATGTCCCGCGCGCCGATCTGGCGGTGGCCGCGCTCGCGGTCAATTGCGTGACGGCCGTGGCGGGGGCGCAGGGCAAGTTCGTCGTGTATTGGTCTGACGCAAACGGGCAACCGGCGGCCTTGGCGGTCGAGAGCGGGACCGTCGATCTGTCGAGCACCGGCGTCAAGGAGGCGGTGATGACCGGCCTCAACATGCGCGCCGGGGCGACCTATTGGGTCGGGTTCCGGCACTCGTCCACGGCGTCGATCTCCAGGTGGCCCGTGACGGCGACGCCCTGCATCAACGGCGGCGCGCCGTCCACCGCGGCCCGCAAGATCCTGCGCCGCACGAGGACATTCGGCACGGCGGCCGCCACCACATGGGGCTTCAACGCAGCCGAGATCAATGCTGCCTCCGCCCCCGCGATCTGGCTCAAACTGTAAAGGTGTAAGATGAGCGATCTGATTTACGATATTCCCGATCTGACCGGCCCGGCCCTGTCGTCCTTTGCGGTCACCCCCAATGATGCGGCCGACCTTCCCGCGCCCGTGCGGGCGGTGACGATCGGAGAGCGGGGCGGCGTCGTCAAATATACCGCCGCGCGCGGGGGGGCCGTTTGCACCACCGGCTATCTGCCGATCGGGCAGCATCCGATCTGGGCCAGCCGCATCTGGGCGACCGGCACCACGGCCGAGGGGATGACGGGGTGGGTCTGATGATGGGGCTTCCGGGGTGCGGGATGGGCGGCGGCGGCGTGCAACCGCTCGCAGGCTATGCAGTGGGCGGGGTCATGCCGGTGATGCTGCATGATTTTGTGACGGGTCTTGCCCTCGGGTCGCCCTGGTCCCTGACGCGGGCCAGCCCGGCGACCTATGTGGGTGCTGACGGGCTGATCATGTCTGCCCCGGTCGATCAGCCCCGCTATGATTACAGTGCGGGCAAGCGGGCGCTTCTGCTTGAGGCATCCTCGACCAACCTGCTGCCCAACAGCGCGCAGTTCGATGCCGCGTCCTGGGCGAAGACCCGGGCCAGCGTGCTGGCAAATGCCGCGCTGGCCCCGGATGGCACCATGACGGCCGACAAGCTTGTCGAGGACACCAGCAACAACAGCCACTTCGCGGCCCGCACAGGGACGCAGATCGCCGGGGGAACGGCTATGGTGGCGTCGATCTTCGCCAAGGCCGCTGAGCGTCGGTGGTTTGCCTTGGTGACCGCGGACAGTGCCAACCTGTTCCGCACCACCTATTTCGACCTGCAGACGGGGATGCTCGGGGTGGTGTCGCAGGGCGCGGCGGGGCATGTGGCGCAGATCGTGGCGGCGGGGAATGGCTGGTATCGGTGCAGCGTGATGCAGACGCAGACGGCGGCGAGCGGCAATTTCAACTTTTACCCGAGCGTTGTCAGCGCGAATGGCACGACCTCTTACCTGGGGGATGGCGCCTCGGGGCTTTATCTTTGGGGCGCGCAGCTGGAGGTCGGCGCCGCGGTCAGTTCGCTCATTCCGACCGATGCCGCGGCGGTGACCCGGGCGGCGGATCTGGCCAGCGTGGCGGTGGCGGCGGGAAGCTATGATATTCGCCGGGTCGATGCCACGGGAACGACCGTCACCAAAGGGGTTGCGCATCCGGGCGGGGCGATGGCGATCGGCGCCGGGGCCATTCACCTGCTGAGCCTTTATCCGGCCGGGGCGCTGTGA